AAGGCCGGAGAATTGCAAAGCGCTGAAATCCTTCAGCTCCTTCAAAACCTTCCTCAAGCTGGGGGTGGCACTCCGGGTTCTCGCTCTATCGCGGGCGGCCCACCCAATCTCGGCATGATGAATCCTCCCGGCTCACCTCCGGCTGGTGCACCTCCTATGGGCGCTCCTCCGGCTCCGGGCGGCCCTGTACCCCCAATGTAAGGAAATTACTATGGAACTTTTTAAGCCAAGGGGTGCATCGGCTCCCCGCAATCCGACCACTGACAAGCAGCAGAACGGTCAGATTGTTAATACACCTCGTTTTGCTCATCTTGGCGGCCTTTCCGGTCCATCCAAGACAGGCAGCAAGAATGCAATGACGATCAAGCCACCGGGCGACGGTCGTAAAGTTATCTAACTGAAGGATAGGGGACAAATATGCCTTCTCTTGAAGATTTATCGTCAGAAGCTAGAGATGAATTGGCCTCACTGGCCCGTCAACTTGCTGAAAGTCCTGATACACGGGAAGCTTTCTTGCGTCTGACAAAAAAAGCACGTCCTGAGATGACGATTGATTCTCTTGACGTAAAAGACCAGCTTGAAGCCCGCAACAAGGAACTCACAGACAAATACGAGTCCCTTGAAAACAGGCTAAAAGAACGGGATGCCCGTGAAGAGCTTGATCGTCGCCGTCAAAACCTTGTCCGTAATGGCAAGGCTAAATCGGATGATGAAGTCTCAGAAATTGAGAAACTCATGCTTGAAAAAGGCATTCATAATCACGAAACGGCTGCGGAATATTATTCATTGAGCAAGCAATCGGCACAACCTACATCGCCGAATGTTTTCTCAAATAATTTTTTGAACGAAACAGCCCGCGATACGCTGTCCAAGTTCAATAAAAATCCGATCACCGCCGCTCGTGATGAAGCAGCTAAAGCCCTCAATGAGATTCGGAAAAATCCGAGACCTATTGGGTTCTAACCGGGGACTTAACAAAAGGAAGTAAGCGATGGCTATTGGTGGTGGTATTGTTCCAGCATCCGGCTCAACGCAGTTTAACGAATTAACGTACGTCACACGTCGTGCGTTTATTCCGAAGCTGGTGGTGCAGATTTATAACTCCACCCCGCTTCTAGCTGCGCTGATTGCCAACTCTCAGACTGCTACGGGCGGTGTCTCGTCTGTAACGGTTCCTGTTCAGGGTGCACAGTTTGTTAATGCTCAGTGGTCGGATTATTCCGGCTCGTTCGCGCAGCCAGCAGTTCAGCAGGGTGCGTATAACGCTGAGTTCGATCTTAAACTCATGATTACGCCTGTGCCGTTCCTCGGCATGGAAGGTGTTGTTCAGCAGGATCACGCAATCATCCCATTGATCGAAGCTCGTATGAACGATGCTACGAACGTGATGATGGATGCTATGTCCTACTCGCTCTATAACAACACATCAAATACACAGCAGTTCATTGGCCTTCCGGCGGCTGTTGACGATGGCACGACCTCTGGTGCGGGCACATACGGCAACATCAACCGTTCGACCTATGCTTGGTGGAAGTCGAAGCTCTATACGGCTGGTTCGGTTAACCCAACCCGTCAGAACGTGCTTCAGTACATCTCCGGCACGGTTAAGAACGGTGCGGAAGTTCCGACATTTGGCGTTTGCGGCTTCGGCACATGGACGCTTCTTGCTCAGGATTATGTTGGTCAGGAACAGTATGTCATCACTCCGGGTAACGGCTTTGATGGCGATGCAAACGGCCCACAGGCTGCGTTCCGCGCTCTCATGGTTGCGGGCGTTCCAATTTATCCAGACCCGTATTGCCCAGAAGGTACATTGTATCTTCTCAATACAAATTATCTCTCGCTCTATATCCATGAGCAGGGCCAGTTTGTGTTCACGGGCTTTGAATCCACGCTTCCGAACTGGCAGATTGGCTATGTCGGCGCTGTTCTCACGATTGCAGAACTCGTCAGCACCAAGCCTAAATCCATGTCGAAGGTGACGGGTTACAACTCGCTCACGCTTTGATAGGAGGCATAAATGGCTTTAGGTCTTAATAAAATCATTCTGGCTAACGCTTCTTCCAATACGGCGGGTGCGTACTTTGAACCAGTTGTTGTTTCCAGCGTCGGTGCGGGCAACGCAACAGCGATGGGTTCGTCTCAGTTTATTCCGGCTGGTCTTTACGTCCTTCCGGCAACTGCAAACGTAACCATCGAGTTCAATGCTTACACCGGAACAGCAAATAGCTGGGTTTCAATTGTTGCAAACAACACGGCTTCGCCTGTGATTGTTTCTGACGGTTACAATGTCCGTGCAAATGCTGTTACGGGAACTCAAACGGTCACGTTGTTCACGGTCAACGGTGGTCAGGCTGCCACTCAGTCCTCTTACGCTACCTCGTAAGGAGGGTTGAATGGCTAATCCTGATTCAGTAGGTCAAAATACACAAGACAACTTTGGCAATTATCGTATTGCCACGGTTGGCCCTGTTTCGTTAGCCGCAACAGGTAATGCCGTTGCAGTCCTTCCAATTTTGAGAGGTGGCACAGGTGGTACAACCGAATATATTATTCGGCGTATTACTGTCGGCAACCTTTCAAATTCGGCGGGCGGTGCAGTTGGCAATGCCGCTACAGTTACTGTTTCTGTTGGGACATCGAATGATGGCGCAAATCTTGTTGCAAACGCTCAGACAACAACCAATCTGAACGGCGCCGCTGGTTTTGCGGATCTTACGTTGTCTGCAACAGCTAATGCTAATTGCTACACGGCAAACGCATTGTTCCTCAACATTACTGCAAACGTACTTGCCAACCATGCGGCATTCGTTTCGGTCTATGGCGACATTGTGACGTTCTGATGGTTTGGGTACACAACAAGGGTCAAGAATTTTTGGTCGATCACTGGGATGGAAAGCCTTACAGCTTTTCACCTAACAAACCGATTGAGGTTCCTGACCATGTTGCCCAACACATTTTCGGATATGGGCTTGAAGATAAAGTCTCTGTTCTTGCGCGTCTCGGATGGACGAAAACCCTTGTTGACGTTCCCAAGGCTATGGAGCGTCTCAATAAGTTTGTAATCACATCCGAGAAGCCTCAACCCTACCACGCCACGTCCCCAGTGGTAGACCAAGTACCCTCCCTTGCATCGCGGCAGGGGAGGGGAAAGGACTCAAAATAATGTGGGTGATAAATGACGACTTTACAAGATTACATCACCTACACGCGCCGTTTGTTGCATGACGCAAACGCGAATTTTTGGACTGATGTTGAACTGGCAGATTGTGTGAACCAAGGCCGCTCGCGTCTCATCAGAGACACGGGCATTAATCGTATTAAACAAAATACGGCGGCTATTACCAATCAAGAGCAGTATTTTCTCAGCAATACAACGGGTTCAGTATCTGGCATTTTGATTACAAATAATGGTCAGAACTACACAAACCCTATTGTTACGATTGATGCGTCTCCAACAAGCAATAACGCCACAGCAACCGCTGTTTTGGGCGGTATTGGGCAATATGGCACGGCAACGTCTGGTCAGGTTGCTTCAATCACTCTTGGTTCGGCTGGTGGCGGGTATACAACTGCTCCCAACGTGACAATTACTGATTCCGGCGGGAATGGAACGGGTGCGGCTGCAACAGCTTACCTGACCGGTGTTCCGCAGGGAAATTTGACGATGGATGTCGTCAATATCAATCTGTTTTGGGGCAATACTCGTATTCCATTGAGGTATTTGCCGTGGACGCAGTTCAACGCAGAGCTTCGGTTTTGGCAAAACTATGTCGGTCGCCCTATTGCGTTCAGCATGTATGGCCCGGACAGTTTCTTTTTGTCTCCTGTTCCAGACCAAGTTTACCAGATGGAATTGGACACGGTTCTTTTGCCTGTGACCCTTGTTAACCAAAATGATGTGGATAACGATATTGGTCAGCCATGGCAGGGACCGGTCCCGTTTTATGCTGCCTACATCGCTAAGTTTAAAGAACAGAGCTATGGCGAAGCTGAGATATTCAAGCAACAATATCTGAGCCAGATGCAGAACGTATTGTCCAGCACCTATACTCGCCGTATGCCCGATCCTTATTCGAGGCCATACTGATGGCACAATCACCTGAACAGAAAAAATCTTATCAGGTTGTTAAATCCTTTAAAGCGCTCAATACGAAAGCCAATCGTACAGCACTTCAGGATGATGAATTTTCTTGGCTTGAGAATGTCCAGCCAATCGGATTTGGCAATCTTAAAGTTGTGCCGACAAGTTCAAATGTTGCATACGCGAACACCGTATCTGTTTCTTGGTCAAATACCGTATCAAGCCTTACGTCTGTTAACATAAAGAATGTTGACTATGTTCTTGCGTTTCAGCAAAACGGCGGCGCTCAATATTTTAATTTAGCCAATTTAACCATTGGTACGCTTGCTAATGCGGGTACGTTTTCTGGTACAGGCGTTCGAGCTCGGCAATGGAAAAACGAACGCACAATCATTATTGATCCTGCAAATGGTTATTATACTTGGGATACGGCAAATCTGATTACGGTCGGTTGTATCAGTTCTGTTGGTGTTACATTCCAAGGATCGCACTACACGAGCGCTCCAGATGTTACGATCAGCTCTCCTAATCAAGCGAATGGTGTTCAAGCAATTGCTTTTGCTTCAATCAGCAATGCGTCTGGGACTATTTCATCTATCCAAGTAACGGCTGCGGGTTCTGGTTATACAACCATCCCTACGATCACGATTGCCCCTCCTTCAAGCCAGTTTGGAACTCAAGCAACCGCATCGGCTGTTTTATCTTCCAACACTGTTGTTGGTATCAGCATTACGAACCCCGGCTCTGGATATACTTCCATCCCGTCAGTAACAATTTCCGGCGGTTCCGGTTCTGGAGCGGCAGCATCAGCCGTCCTTGGCTCTGGATTTCTTAACAGTATCGTTGTTTTTGACCCCGGCACTGGTTACACGTCTGCACCGACGATCACTTTTACGGGTGGTTTGCCCAGCCCTGTTAATTTGGCTAACGTCGCTAAAACATCAAACGTAGTTACAATTAACACATCAAGCGCACACGGTCTTGCAACGGGTGAAATTGTAAACGTTACATCGAACGTCGCAAATATATCTGCAAATTCTGTCACAGTAACAGTCACAAGCAATATTGCGTTTACATACCCTTTGACTGGGGCAAACATTGCTACGACTGTTTCAACGGGAAACGTATCTTATACTCCTGCGACTGCTATTGCGGGGTACGTGACGTTTGCAACTGGCACAATTGGGATTGTTCTGGAAAAAGGCGGTCAGGGTTATACGTCTGCCCCGATTGTTAATATCACAGGTGGCGGTGGTGCTAATGCCGCGGCAACTGCAATTGTAAACGGCAATACAGTCACTCAAATTATTGTTACCAATGCCGGAACTGGCTACACAAGCGACCCAGCAATCAGTTTTTCTGGTGGTGGAGGCGGGTCTGGAGCGACTGCATTAGGTTTTGCAACTACAAAAAGCAACATTGATATTGCTTCGTTCCAGAGCCGTGTGTGGGTTGCGCAGGGGCGAACTGTTTTTTATAGCGCTGCGGGTTCTTATAACGACTTCATAACCGCATCTGCCGGAAACTTGCCGCTAAACGATGACACGCTTCATAGCGATATTACAGCACTGATTTCAGCCAACAACTTTTTGTATGTGTTCGGTGAAGACTCGATCAACGTATTTTCAGACGTTCGAGTGGACACGGCTGGGCAGACAATCTTTACTAATACCAACGTGTCGGCATCGGTCGGATCTAAACGTATTGACGCCATTTACCCGTATTTCCGTTCTTTG